TGGCAGTGGTGCTGGCCGATACGCCCGATGTGATCGAACAGGAATGGGCCGGTCTGCGGATTGTCTCGTCCGACACCAATGCGGGCGAGATCGCGATTTCCCTGTCACGCGAAGAGGTCGAGCAGGAATTCTATCCATCGGGCCGCATGACGCGCGACCGCTTTCCGGGGTTGCACCTGTGATGTGGTCGGATCGTTTCATCGGCATCCCCTACGCAGAGTTCGGCCGCGACCGGCGTGGCTGCGATTGCTGGGGTCTGGCCTGCATCGTTTACCGCGAAGAGCTGGGGATCTCGCTGCCCGATTACCTCGGCTATGGCTCGGTCGAGGAACATGGCGAGATCGCCGCGCTGATCGAGGGCGCCGCGACCTCGCCGCTCTGGCTGCCGGTCGATGGCCCGGCCATGGCCTTCGATGTCGCGGTCTTCCGGCGTGGGCGGCTGTCCACCCATGTCGGCATCGTGATCCGCCATGGCGTGATGATCCACATGCACGGCACCGATTGCGCCAAGGTGGCCGACTATCGGTCGGGTGCCTGGGGGCATCGGTTCAACGGGCATTTCAGGCATGTTGAACGCACCATTGAACGCCCCGTTCAACTGATCTCGGAGGCGCCCCGATGATCGCCCCGATTCATGTCATCGCAGCGCGGCACGTCGATCCGGGTGTGGCACGGCATGCGCTGGAACTGCCGCCGGGCATGACGCTGGCCGAGATCGTCGCGGCGGCCCTGCCGGGGGCTGCGGGGTGCGAGCTGTCGCAGGCCCGTGTGGCGCTGGTGACGGATCGGGGCATGGAGATCATTCCGGCGGCGCTCTGGCCGCGTGTGCGGCCCCGGCCGGGGGTGCAGGTGGTGATCCGGGTCGTGGCCGGGAAGGATGCGCTGCGCTCCATCCTGTCGATCGTCGTCACCTTCGCGGCTCTCTGGAGCGGCCAGATCTGGGGCGCCAAGTTCGGCGCACTTCTCGGCCTTCAGGGGCCTTTGGCCGTCAAGGTCGGCACCGCGCTGGTCGGGCTGGGGGTGTCGGTGGTCGGCACCTTGCTGGTGAATGCGCTGATCCCGATCCCGAAGCCCGAGAGCCGGGACGCCCAGAACCGTTACAGCATTTCCGGGTGGCGCAACCCGATCGATCCGAATGGCGCTGTGCCCGAGATCATGGGCACCCTGCGGGTAGCCCCGCCGTTCGCGGCACTGTCCCATACCGAGATCGTGGGCGACTGGCAGTATATCCGCACCGCTTTCTGTTTCGGCTATGGCGAACTGGAGATCGAGGATCTGCGGATCGGGGAAACCGCGATCACCGAGTTCAGTGACGTGGAGGTGGAAATCCGCCACGGCCTGCCGGGCGATCTGCCGCTTTCGCTGATGCCGCGCCAGATCGCGGAAGAGTCGATCGGTCTGGAACTGGTCCGGCCTTTGCCGCGCGATGCCATGGGCGAGGTGATTGACGATGCGCCCGGCGTGGAAACGCCGGTGGTGCGCACCACCGGGGCCGATGCGGCCTCGGCCTCGGTGATCCTTGCCTTCCCGGCAGGGCTGATCCGGTTCGACAGCAAGGGTAAATCCAAATCGGAAACCGTGCAGGTGCGGATCGAACAACGCCTGATCACGGCCGAGGACTGGTTGCCTGTGGCTGATCTGGAGATCACCGCGAAGAAGCTGGAAGCATTCTACCGGCAACACAGCTGGTCCTTCCCCACACGCGGCCGCTGGCAGGTGCGGGTCACGATGCTGACCGACGAGGCCACCGATACCCAGGTGCAGCGCGGCACCAGCTGGGCGGCCCTGCAAACCATCCGCCCCGAATACCCGCTGAACTTTGACAAGCCCCTCGCGCTGGTCGCCGTGCGGGTGAAGGCCACGCACCAGCTTTCTGGGGCGCTCGACAGCCTGAATGCGCTGGTGCGCCGGGTCTGCCCGGACTGGGATCAGGCGACCGGCACATGGATTACGCGGGCCACGTCGAACCCTGCCAGTCTGTTTCGCCTCGCGCTGCAAAGCCCGGCCAATCCCCGGCCGGAAGCCGACAGCGGCATTGACCTTGAGGTCTTGCAGGACTGGCACGAGTTCTGCACCGCGAAGGGTCTGACCTATAGCCGCCAGCTGGCAGAAACCGGCACGTTGCTGCGGGATGTCCTGGGCGAGATCGCGGCGGCCGGTCGGGCGGCACCTCGCCATGACGGGTTGCGCTGGGGCGTGGTGATCGACCAGCCGGATCAGCCGGTGATCGACCATATCAGCCCGCGCAACAGCAGTGGTTTCCGGGTGTCGCGGTCCTATGTCCAGCACCCCGACGCCTTCCGGGTGCAGTTTCTGGATGCGACCAACGATTACAAGCCCGCCGAACGCATCGTGCCCCGGCCGGGGTTTGTCGGGGTGCCTGTGCTGACCGAAGCGCTGGAACTGCCCGGCAAGACCGACCCCGCTGAAGTGTATCGGGAAGCCTTGCGGCGCTGGTATGAGGTGCTCTTGCGCCCGGACCTTTACGAGGTGGCGCAGGACGGCCCCGTCCGGGTGGCCACCCGTGGCGATCATGTCGCGCTGAGCAATCCGATTCTGGATCAGGTGCATGTCGCGGCACGCGCGCTGCACGTCATCGGACAACTGGTCGAGCTGGACGAGCTGGTGACGATGGAGGCCGGTTCCGACTACGCCGTCCGCTTCCGCATCTTCGCCAATGCCGAAGACACAATCGGCACTTCGGTTGTCGTGCCGGTGCGCAACACCCCCGGCGAAACCCGCCTGATCGAACTGGAAGAAACCGCCACCCTGCCGCTGGCCGGTGATCTGATCCAGTTCGGGCGGGCCGGTCAGGAAAGCCTGCGCCTCATGGTCACCGGCGTCGAGGCGGGCGAAGGCCTGACCGGCCACCTGCGCCTGGTCGATGTTGCCCCCGAGATCGACGCGCTTGTCGATGCGGCCGAGATCCCGGCATGGTCCGGGCGGGTCGGGGCCGACATTGGCGCCAGCGCTGCATCGCCGCCGGTGCCGCGCTTCTCGCGGATCGTCTCGGGTCAGGCAGCCGGGTCCGCAAATGCCGTCGAATATCTGATTGAGCCGGGCAGCGGCCCCGTGCAGACCGCGAGCTTCGAGGTCGATCACCGTCTCAGTGGCACGGGCAGCTGGACCACGGTGACGATCCCGGCGGCTAATGGTGGCGGCGCGCTGGCGGTCTATGCGGCGGGCGATGCCATCGAGATGCAGGCCCGGGCGATCAGCGTGTCGGGCGTGGAAAGCGCCAGCACCGCAATTGTCAGCCTGACCATTGGCGCGGGGGATGCGGCGATCCCGGCGGCGCTGGCGGAGGATGCGATCACCGTGACCACGCTTCCGGGCGGGGCAGTGGTGCAGATTGCCGGTGTGGTGGATGCGGCCACGACACAGGTGCAGGTCTACCGCTCGACCTCTCCCACCCTTGATCCCGGGACCGATGCGGTGGGCGAGCCGGTGGCACTGGCGGCGGGTCAGACGGTCTCAATCGCGCTGGGGGACACATCGCGCGTCAATCTCTTTGCCAATCCGGGCATGGATGCCAGCAGCGGCTGGAGTCTGGGCACCGGCTGGTCGATTTCCGGCGGTGCGGCATCGCATGCCGCTGGCACCGCCTCGGCCATTGCCCAATCCGTCACCTTCGCCCCGGGAAAATGGTATCGCTTCGGCTTCCGCATGTCCGGCGTATCGGCCGGGACGCTGACACCCCGGATCACCGGCGGCACCAACATCTTCGGAACGGCGCGATCTGCAAACGGTCTCTGGACCGACCGGGTGCAAAGCGTCAGCGGCAATACCGCCGCCGGGTTCGTGGCGTCCGCCGACTTCGCCGGGTCACTCGACGATGCCGTGATCTACCGCGAGACCCCGGGCTGCCTGGCCCAGGGCACCCATTACCTCTGGATCGAGCCGCAGAACGAGGACGGGGTGCCTGGCCCCGTCACCGGCCCGATCCCAATCACTATCATCTGAGGAGCAGCGCATGACAGGCGTCAATTCCACCAATCTCAACAGCGCCTCGACCGTCGACAGCGTGCTGGGCAACCGGGATGGCAACACTGTGCAAATTGCGGTCGAGCTGCTGGCGGCGCTGATCGCCGCGCAGGTTCCGGGCCCGCAATATGAGACCCGCGCCACGCTCTATGCCGATCTCGACTGGCCTGCGAATACGCGCGGCGTGGTCTGGGGCGATGCGACCGAGGCCTATCGCGGGGTCTATAAAAAGAGCGGGGCTTCCGGGGCGGGCAGCTGGGCGCGGATCGGGGATCTCCCGATGACCAGC